CACGGCGGGCTTTGCTCCAGCTATCGCGGACGCAGCGGACGCGCTGGTGGAAGGCGCCACAGGCGACGGCGTAAACGCCTTCCGAGAATTGGGTGACTTTGCGGGCAAGGTCCTGAAGGGCATCGTGGTGCTGCTGACCGCCGTCGGCGCGGGCCTGGTGAAGATCGTGGGGCGCACGACTGCGCTGCTCGTGCATGGCGGCAGACTGGTTCAGAACGTACTGCAAGGGAACATCCGACAGGGCTGGGAGGAGTTTAAGAACGGGATTGTGGCCGATGCCGACGATCTGGACAAGAAGATCGAAGAGCGGGTTACGAGAATCTTTCAGGCGCTCGATGGCCAGAACCGCGAACAGTCCGGGCAGCGACGGCGCGTCCGCAAGCGGGAAACCAGCGCCAACCTGCAAGACCGCGAGCGCAACGCCAAGGCGGAGCGCGCCCTACAGGAACAGCTACTTGAGAATGAGCTCAGCCTGCTGAAGGCAAACCTGAAGGCTCAAACCGCCGAAGAGAAGCGCCGCTTCGAGGAAGGACTGATCGGCCTGCGGGAGTTCTTCTCCAATCGTCGATCCATCATCGAGCAGGAAGCGCAGAAAGAAATCGAGGTACTGGAAAAGCGCCTACAGTTTGAGCGCACACGCCCACTATCCAAGACCGAGACGGAGACTGACCGGCAGAAGAACATCGCCGAGATTGAGAATCAAATCGCCATCCGGCGCATTGAGCTTCAAGAGCAGATCGCTGACCTGGCAGCGGAGGAACGCAAGGCCACGCGGGACCTGCAAAAGGAGCAGACCGCCTTCGAGGTCAAGCTGGCCGAGATGCAGGGGAACCGCTTCGCAGCGGCCCGTGCTGCACTGGATGAAGAGTCGCGCAAGCTGGACGAGGTTCTCCGCAAGCAGGGCGTGGCCGATGCCGAGCGCGCGCGGCGCGTCGAGGAGTTCCGTACTGCCGGTGAATCGCAGATTAACTTTGATGAGGTCCTGGCCCAGGGTCGGCAGGCCCTTGCGCAGATCGAAGCTGACCGGCGCGATATCGAGCTTCAGGTACAGCAGGGAATCCTGTTCCAGTTCCAGGGTGAGCAGCAGATCATGGCCGTGGAGCGGGAACGGCTTCCACTGCTGCAACAGATTGCCCAGGCACTACTCGCGGCGGCTGAGGCCACGGGCGATCCTGAGAAGATTGCCCAGGCCCGCGAGTTCTCGCAGTCCATTGAGGCCTTGGCCGTCAGCAGCAACCGTGCGGCTCAGCAGATGGCGCAGTTCAAGGCCGCCGTTGAGCATTCCCTTACCAGCAGCCTGACCAATTTCTTCACCCAGGGCATCGAGAACGCGGAGAGCTTCGGGGATGCCATGCGCGGACTCGCGCTCAGTGTGGTGGACAGCCTGCGTCAGATCGCCGCGCAGATGCTTGCGAACCTGGCGATTCAAAAATTGCTGGGCGCCTTCGGGGGCTTCCCTGGCTTCGCTGGCGGAGGCGAGGTCAAGGCCGCTATTGGCGGCTTGATCCGTGGCCCCGGCACAGGCACCAGCGACAGCATCGCGGCCCGGCTGAGCGACCACGAGTTCGTTGTGCGCGCCGCTGTGGTGCGCCAGCCGGGAGTGCTGGAATTCCTAAACGAGTTGAACGCCGACGGCTCCTTTGTGTTGCGTCGGCGCGGCGTCCGCGGCTTCGCCGAAGGCGGCCTTGTGGAAGTGGCCACAACTGGCGGCGGGACTGGCAGGGCAGACCTCACGATTGGCCTGGACGAAGCGCTGCTGCTGAAGCGTCTCGAAGCTAGCTCCATGTTTTCGCGCGTGATCGTTCGCACTCTGGAGAGCAACCGCAAAGCAGTCAACAACGCCCTGGGCAGAGGTGTGCAGTGAGCTTCGAGACAGGCACAGCCACGGACGTGCCCGATCTGATGACCAGACTGAATTCGTTTCTTCTGAAGGGCCACGCGCTCGAACCTGCGTACACCGGCGCTGGCACAGGCAGGATCACAAATCTGGTCGGCACTGCAAGCAGCCTCTTGGAGACGATCACCGTCACCTTCACCAGCAGCACGGCGTTCGATGTGTCGGGCAGCGTGAGCGGGGCGCTGGGCAGCGGAACCGTAGGCAGCGCCTTCAGCAGCAGCGTTGCGTCTTTCACGATCACAGCGGGCGGGACAGCCTGGCAAGCGGGCGACACCATCGTTTTCACCATGACCCCGCCGTGGATTCAGAAGCGCGGCGTGGCAGGCAGCGAGTACATCTGGCAGGCACCCGGAAACGGAAATGAAGCGCAAATTCTCATGGGCATCCTGCGCTTCACCGACGCCGGCGCGGACTACGACAACTGGCGGCTGGGCGGTTTCAACGGCTTTGACACCGGGCTTGCTTTTACGGCCCAGCCGGGCGCGTTGACGCGGCCTGTGGTGCCTTTGCTGCGCGTAGGTTCGATGCCCTACTGGTTCGTGGCGAATGGCCGTCGCGTGGTCATGGTGGTGAAAGCCAGCACCGTCTATGAAGCCATGTACCTGGGCTTTTTCAACACCTACGCGAACCCGACGCAGTTTCCCTATCCGCTGATGGTCGGCGGCTCGATGAGCTGGACGTCTGAGCCCGCCAGCAACTCGCAGAACTGGCGCTGGAGTTACTCGGGCAACGAGCACCGGGCGTTCGCCTACCCGCACCCGACTTCGAACTCGAACCAGGACCAGTTTCAGTTGCGCCTGCGCAAGCCGGACGGCGTCTGGCAGGGCATCGCGGGCACGCGCTCAGGCGGCGGGCTGAACGGCTACGTCTGGCCCTACGGCTACACCTTCAGCAACGTGCTGCCGAACCTGGACGGCACCTATCCGCTGCTGCCCATTGTGCTCCACGCCGATGAAGGAAACACCGGCATCTACCCGAATATCACCATCGTGAACCCGAACATCTGGGGCGAACTCGACGGCGTGTACGCGGTGACCGGACATGCCAACGCCGCCGAGAACATCGTCACCGTGGGGCGCACCGATTACCTGGCCGTGCAGAACGTCAACCGCACGACCAAGACGGACTTCTTTGCTGTGAAGCTCGCGTAGGAACACTGATGGCCTATCAGACCGGCACGGCGACAAGCCCAAACGACCTGCTGCAGAAGCTCGTGACGTGGCTGGTGAACATCGGCTGGGTGCAGGACATGAGCCAAGCTGACGGCACAGGTTGGCGGGCGCACCTGCACAAAGGCAGCGTGTACGTCAATCTGAAGAGCACCACGGGCGCGGTCAACCCGTGGGCATTCACCCCCAGCCCGTCGCCCAATGCGAGCGACGCCGGCCTGCATGTGTACCTGGGCACGGGCTTCAGCGGAGCCGCGAACTGGAACGCGCAGGCGGGCGGGCCGGTTCACAACGGCACGAGTACGATCACCGGCCACAGTATGCCTCTGCCCACCGGGGCCATCAGCGCGTACCACTTTTTCAGCGACGCGACGGTGGACAACATCGTGGTGGTCGTGGAAAAGACCACGGGCGTATTCACGCATTTGGGCTGGGGCACATCCCTGAACAAGTCGGGCACCTGGACGGGCGGGCCGTACTCGTTCGGCGCGACCCACGGCTACAGCTTCGCCAGCGACAGCACGACGACTCCCGGAGCGCAGAACGGCCCTTCGGCGCGCGCGCCGTTCATGTACAAGGACCCGATCAACGGCTCGGCCAGCGGTTACGTGCGAGCCGATGTTGACAGCTTTACGGGCAAGTGGGTGGGCTGCACCGACAGCACGTCGCAGCCGAGCGGCGGATACACGGGCCGGAATTGTGCGACGGAGTTTCGCGGCCAAACTACTTCCCCGCCCAGCGACATCCCGAACCTGGAGTACTTCCTGGAGCGCACTGTCTCGATCTTGAGCTCTCAGGCGCACCTAGTCCCGGTACGCATCTGGACTCCGCGTGACGCCGGCGGATATTCGTTGCTCGGCACGATGCCCACCGTGTTCTGGACGCGCGCCGTGGGTAACGGCTACATACCGGGTACGGTTCTGACGCTGGGCGCGGACAGCTACATGCTCTTCCCCGAGTTCGCGGTGAAGAAGGTGGACTAGATCGGATGGCAACCTTCAACGGCAGCGTACTTCCGAGCATCGCGTCGCCGCAACATCCTGGCGCATCGGTTTCTATCAGCCAATTCGCCGCTGGCATCTCCGGCTATCCGGGAGTGAGCGTGCAGTTTGCAATGCGGTTTGGGCCACAGACGCCCGATCCGATCCAGGAAATCCCTCTGCTGTACGCGGGCACGCTGGAGCCGATGACCGGCAGTGAGCTGTTCGAGAAGATCATCGTCACGCCGCGCGAAAAGAAGCTCGGCTTCGTGCTGAGCGCGAACCTGTTCACCGTGGACGTGTGGAACACCTTCCGGGAAACCCTCAAAGCGATGGTGCGCATTGACATTGCGGGCGGCGGCGGAACCCTGATCGACAACCCCTTCGGCGTGCCGCTGGTCTTCGGGGCTATGCAGTCGCGCCAGTTCCAAGCCATCGTTCCCCAAGACGGCGACGCGCAGATTCTCAATACCGTGGTCTTCGTGTTCACCGGCATTGACGGCACAGACCTGGTGGTTACTGGGACCCGCATTACCGTGTTCGGGCCTGACCCCGATTGGAGTGATCCGATCCGCGAACGCACTGAATACCTGACCGAGATCATGGCCGCCTACAACGAAACTGAACAGCGCGTCCAGCTGCGCAGCAAACCCCGCACTGTGCTGACCTTCCGCGTGCTGACACTGGAACGCAAGGACACGGCGGCCCTGGACGCCTTGTTGTGGGGCTGGCAGGCCCGCGTGTTCGGCGTTCCCTTCTGGCCGGACGCGCAGCCGCTTCTGGCCAACGTGGCTATCGGCGACACCGTGGTGCAGGTCGCCACGACTTACCGGAAGTTTGAGGCTGGCGGGCTGATGATGCTCTGGCGGGACATGCACACGCACGAAGCCTTGAGCATTCAGAACGTGGGGCCATCGAGTGTGCAGCTGACGGCGCCGACCACGAATGCCTGGCCCGCCGACGGCCGGACTTACGTCGTGCCCGTGCTGAGCGGCAGACTGCCGGATCAGGTGCAGGTTCGAAGGGCGAACAACAGCGCGGCAGAAGCCGAGCCCACGTTTGTTTGCGAGGCTGTCTGACCTGGGGTGAGCCGAGCGAACCATGCCGACCTATCAAGGCTTTGACGTGCTGGAACTCGAACCTAGCGCCACGGGCGAGCGGAGTACGGACTACACGCGCAGCATCTTCCGCCATGACAGCCGCACCGGAAAGCTCCGCGTCGCGGATCGCAGCGGCGTAGCCGTGGTCAGGCCGGGCGGGTTCGTGTGGCTGATGGAAGGCCGTGCCGAGATTCAGGCCTACCGCGACTTCATCGCCGCCCGCAAGGGCGCGCTGGTGCCCTTCTGGGTTCCCAGCTGGCAGCACGACCTTGTCATGGGGGCGGACCTGACGGCTGGCAACGTCAGCCTGCTGATCACCAGGATCGGCTACGCCAAGTTCATGTTCCCGACCGTAGCGCGACGGCACATCGCTTTCCTTCTGGCCGATGGCACCAAGTACTACCGCAAGGTGACAGCGGCAGCAGAGGGCACCGACACGGAAACGCTGACGCTCGACAGCAGCATCGGCGTGCTGGTGCCTGCCGCGAGCACGATGGTCAGCTTCCTGACGCTCTGCCGCCTGACGGTGGACGACCAAGAGCTTACTTGGCACACCCGCGACGTGGCCGAAGCCATCCTGGACTTCGTCGAGTTGCCACAGGAGGTTCCGGCATGAGCTACGCGTCGCGCGAGACGAGCCGGTATCTGGGACAGCCCTTCGAGCTTTACCTGTTCCAGACTGATACGAAAACCTGGCGACTCACCAGCGCCGACCGGAAGATCACCTTCAACGGCCAGCCGTTTGAGCCGGAAGCTATCGTGCGCACGTCCACTGCGCAAGGCCAGGAGATCAAGAGCGGCACAATCAAGGTCACCATCCCGAAAGACCACGAACTCGCCCAGCAGTTCATCAGCTACATCCCCAGCACGCCGATGAGCCTGGTGATTTATCGCGGGCACGAAGGCGAGCCGGACAGCGAAGTGGTGACGCACTTCACAGGCCGCGTGACGATGGCCACGTTTGGCGATGGCTGCGAATTGAGCGTCGTGCCGGAATCCGAAGTTCTGAAGAAGCGCGTGCCGGGGCCGAAGTACCAAAAGCCCTGCAACCACATCCTCTACGACTCGGGCTGCGGCGTGGACAAGAACAGCTTCAAAGTTGTGGGCACGCTCACGTTCGTGACCGGCGACACCATCAGGGCGGCGGCCTTTGCCACGAAACCGAACGGCTGGTTCAACGCGGGCTACATCGAGAAAGGCACCGAGCGCCGCATGATCATCAACCACGCGGGCGACACGCTGACGCTACTCAATCCAATGGCGGGCCT